TCACGCTTTCAGTAAACATTCACAATGAACACCATATTCCTTCGTGATCGCTTCAATCTGTCGTTTCTTCATTTGGGATACAGTGTAGAACAGCAGAACAGGTTCACCGAGTTGCTGTCGCTGGATAAACCGGAACAAGTATGCATAGCGTTCGATTTTTCTCTTGTTCTCGACCATCTTTTGTGTAATATCTACTTCCAGGAAGCACATTTTTCCCTGGTACGTAAACCGTGCATCGGACACAACGCTGTATTCCTTGCCGCCTTCTTTCCAGCGTGTCTTTGCTTCCGCTTTCCAATCGTGCGGATAGTGGTAAAAAATATAGATGTCATTTCGCATGACGATGTGTTCAAGCGGGCTGTTGCGGCGTACGGTCACCTCACCGCCCACCATTTCAGCGCCGGCTTTATTGAGATAGTACACATCTTCGCCGATCCGTTTGGTATGCGTGTACTCTCGAAGTCCTTGTAAAATGCGGTTGGCGTTTCGTTTGCTCCCTAAATCAAACATGTGTTGAATTTGGGAGCGAGAAAGGGCCTGGAGGCTATTCAAAGCGTATAAAATCCTCGTTTGCCGTTCGGTGAGCCGGCTTTTCAACGCGGTACACCTCCAATCTTCTTTCCATCTCCTCATCATCAATCAATGGAGTTTGCACGATCATTTTCTCGTGTGTTTTGATAATCGCCCGGCCTTTTATGTCAGACGGCAATTCTTCTGCTCCGTAGTCATCGATCGCTACTTGTGACGCGTAGCCAGTCGGCAGGCGGAATGTGATTTTCAAGTCCGCGTTTTGTTTCACCTGTCTCGGCAACGTGTCGGAAGTTGGGTACTGCGTGCAAAAAATGAGCCGTATGCCGAGCGCACCACCAATACGCGCTATTTCCCCGAGCGTGTGCTGGCACGCTGCAAGCATATCCTTATGCTCTTTCGTCATGAAACGGTCGGGCGCGAGTTGTGCCCCTTCGTCAACAATGACGAACAGGCGCTTCTGAATCGGTGTATTCACCACGTTAGACCATCCATTTTTCTTGAATTCAGCTTCTTGTTGCTCCATGAATACTTTTACCTTACCCAGCACGTTAAACGCCTCTACAGGGCTACTAGCGACGTCTACGACCTGTTTCAGATTTTTATATCTCCCAAACTCTAGCCCGCCTTTCATATCGAGAATGACAAAGGACGCATCGTCCGGGTGGTGTTCAATAAGATACGTCATGATGTTTTTGAGCATGACCGTTTTTCCGAACCGCGTCGTTCCGCTAATCGTGCAGTGCGGCGTTTTGTCAAAATCATGGAAGCACCAGCCTTTTTCATTCAAGCCTAACGGGATCACCCAACCATTTTGATCCGGCACATCTTTATACAGTACTTTTTCCGGCATCTCGCGGTGAAACACGTCAATGTACAGCCATTTTTTGAACGTCACTTCCACATATCGGTCGAGCGTCGCCTCTAGCACTTCCTTGACCGGTTCAAGCATTTTTTTGGTCAATCCCAGCGGAACACGGTACACATATCGGGTGTACAAGTCTTTTTTCTCTTTTGCGACGAGCTTCGGATAGACGTGCTCATCGCGGACAGTTGTCCCCACTTTTAAGTGTCTAAAGGCAGTTTCTATATCGCGTTCATAATCTTCTTGTCTTCTCCGGCCAAATACAACGGCAGTCGCCCCGACGGCCAAGGGAAGAAGGAAAAATTCAAGCATCAACATCACCCCTGGAGAGAAAAACTATCCCAAGCATCGGGTATATTCCCGATAGCTTGTGTATACAATAGAATACAGGAACATGGACCCGCTCACCCGTGTTCTGTGGGGGAATGTGCGAGGGTAGACATCACAAGAACCAAATGGACAGCTGATGAATGAAATAGAGTAAGCCCCCGCATATTCCCGCCTGCATACCCACATTCAAGATAAAAGACACGCTTTCCTTGTCTACCCATCCTTTGTTCTCCGCATAGGCAATTCCGATCAACACAAGCCCACCGCCGATCACTTCGATCATTTTCGCTGCCCCCTCATGTTGTATTTCACAAAATCCTCGTCATCCATCATCTGTCTTGCGTACTCCGCAATCAATGACTTGGGAATCTGAATGTATTCTTCTTTGTCATCCTCGATGTGCCCCAGCTCCTTGCCAATCCGCTGGTATAGTGAGTAGTAGCCTTTGTACTCCCTGCTGCCGACTTCGAACCGTTCAATGTAGTCAAACAGCTTCTGTTTCTTCTCCTTCGTGTCCGCGCCACGATACAGCTCTTTCAAGTAATCCGAACTGTGCAGATAAGGAGTTTGGTCCAGGTACTCGAACTCGTTCATTTTTCGATGACGTTTTCGATGTTCGGCATATGCTTGGAAAATACTTTGAAATACTCCCTCGCCTTCCAATCGATGTTCCTCCTCTCATTCCCTTTTTCTCTGAAATCTTGCATGATTGCTGCTGTTTAAAGAAAACGGGTACATTGCGGAGAATTCGTTTTGGTATGGTAAAGAGTATGAGGGAGAGTTTGTCCAATATATCTTGTCCTTAAAATTTTTTTGATCTTTTTATCAAAAAATTTGTAAGAGGAATCAAAACAAATTTGAAGAAATGGTACATGTAGCAAATGGAGGAGTAATATATTATGAGAAATCGAATTTCCTACTTAATCAAAGCGAGGGGATTGAAGCAAAATCATATAGCACAAAAAATGGGAGTAACCGAGCAAACATTTTCAAATTGGTGTAGAAATGTCACGCAGCCGGATTTACTGGAGTCGTATCAACTTTCTAAGTTATTGGGCGTACCTATGGAAGAATTAGTTGAGGAGGAAAAAGAGGACAATGGCTAAACTCGAGAAGTTGGTCAATTTAGCTAAAGAACATCTTGAACCAGGCGAACAAGTAGTTGCAAGTGTTTTGGGAGCATACGAAACAAAAATTATGGGTAAAGATACCGTAATGAATGGTGTTTTTTTGGCAACAGATAGACGGCTTGTTTTCTATGGGAAAAGAACCTTTGGAGGATATGATCTCGAGTTCTTCCCATATGAAAACATTAGCTCCACCGAAATCGGAAAAGGATTAATGGGCCATAAGGTGTCTTTCTTTGCTTCTGGAAATAAAGTAAAAATGAAATGGATCCAACAAGGGGATTTTGACAAGTTTATTAATCACGTTAAGCAAAGTATTGGGAAAAAGCCGAGTAGTAATAATGCAGCAATTGCAAGTGTGGCGGATGAATTGAAGAAATTCGCGGAACTCAAAGAAATGGGAGTTATTACGGAAGAAGAATTTGAAGCGAAGAAAAAACAATTGTTAGGAATTTGAGCCTTTCTCATACGAGAGGGGCTTTTTGTATTAGAAACAAAAAAAGCCCTGCCGTTTGGCAGGGACTACACAATAGTCGCTGGATACCCTTTTTTCTTCAGCTCATCGGCCAGCCGTTTTGCATTTTCGGGATCAGCAAACGCCCCTACTTGCACACGGTACAATTTTCCGTCAGACACTTTTTGTTTCGTCTGCGGCTTTGCTTTTTTCTTGAGACCGAAAGCTTTGACAATTCCTTGCACGTGGCCGTATGCGACTTGTTGCAGGAACTGTTCGGATTTCAATTTTGCTGCGTCATTAGCGTTATCAATAAACAAGTTTTCCGTGAGAATCGCTGGCATGTTCGTTTCACGCAATACGGCATAGTTCGCGCGTTTCTTGCCGCGGTCAGTCACATTGCCGATTGCTTTCATGAGCTCCTGGTGAATCACGTTTTGATAAGCGATCGTCGCCGGGCTGACGTTACCGTTATAGATGTAACTTTCGAATCCGGTTCCCCCGCCAGCGTTAATGTGAACAGAAATGAGTAAATCAGCTTTCAATTTATTTGCAATCGCCGCACGTTCGGAAAGTTCAAGAAAACGGTCATCCGTCCGTGTGTAGTGTACTTCCGCGCCTTCATACTCCCCAAGCATCTTGCCGATATGTTTTACGATAGCGAGTGTCAAATCCTTCTCCCTCAACCCATTCGCAACCGCACCAGGATCGTGACCGCCATGACCAGCATCAAGAACAATACGTACCATCATTTCCCCTCTCCTTTCTCGCTTCTTCCTTTCAGCACCTCAACTGCCTGTTTGATTTGCTCTGGCACAGGCAATCCAATCCGACCTGCATTTTCAACAATCGAGAGCAACTCATTCGCTAAATAAAAAAAGATCGTCGCATCTCGGAATAACCCATTCGTTCCGACCGCACGATCAATCAAGTGCCCAACTGCTACAAGCACGAAAATCATGATTTTTTTTGGAATACGCTTGAACCCAACGGCGCTTCTCAACGTTCCTTCTTTTGATGCCGCCAGCACGCCCGTGACATAATCCATGATAACAAATGCCAGCAAGATGCCAAGCAGTTCTGACCATCCACCGAAAAGATACCCAACCACGGCCCCAAGCGCGGCCGCGCCGGTTTTAAATACAACATCTAATCGTTCCATTTTATCTCCGCCTTTCTAAACAAAATAAAAAATCCCTATTTTCGGACTTCTCCACTAATTTGAGCCAATTCCTGTTTCAATTTTTTCACCAGCGTTGGCCGGCTCTCGCCAAAAGTCGCCTCGATTTGAAAACCGCCTGGTTCGTATATTTCTTTTATTTCGGTGATGCGCGCATCTCTTGTCACTCCCCATTCCCGGTTTTGAATGGTGACTATATCACCAAGGTCATAATCAATTTCGTACTTGAAAGGCGAATTCGTGAGAATTTGCCCCTCGAGGAAAAATTCCTCGGCGTACTCCGAAAGCTTTTGCTGTCCTCTCTGTTGCAACTTTGCGATGATTTCAGCTTCTGGGAGTGCTTGCTGATTTTCGTCTTGCTCCGCTACATCTCTTGCATCAATGAATGTTTCAATTCGAGAAAGTCCTTCGGCTTCGCCAACTTCAACTACACGTCTGTCTTCTCCTTCCCCTTGTCCTGCGATATAGCCATAGTTCTTGTAGTTATAGTCAGATTCAACAAAACTCAATTGTTTCAGACTCTCGAATTGCGGACTAAAAATAACAGGCGGATTCTCTGTCTGATTGACTGTGAGATTCCGCCCTTCAAAAACATCAAATATCCATTTTTTCTGCTGAATATCAAGAAAGACATCCCATCCAAGCCCGCTTGTTTTCGAGATTTCAATGAGCTCATCGGCAAGGTTTTTGAACCGCGATTCCCAGCTGATAGAGGAACCGCGTTGCTGGTCCGAAGCAATCACGATCATGTCAATTTTTCGTTTAGTATCAACTGGATTTACAATGTGATTGTTCACGTAATGCTTCATTACGGCTTCCGCAGCTCCGCTTGCTCGGTCGTGGCTATCGCCGGCAGGAGGAACCGTAATCCGTTGCGCCATGACTCCTTTCAGCGCAATGCCTTTTATGAGCCAGTTTTCCGATGCCTTTCCGTTTTCATCAAGCTCAATTTCACGATGGCGGATGATACCAACCTTGTTCCTGCTTGCACCGAGCATAATGAGATTGCCGCGTTGCAGAAGCTCCGTATGTCGTTTATGCCGGTTGATACGCAATTCAAACTCGCCGACTTCGTGCCATCGACGAGTAAAAAGAAGTGATTCGTAGTTGTCGATTTCGGCTAAAAGGTCAAGAATCGGTGTCAAAATCCGAACTGGTTTCATAGTTCACCACCTAATAAAAAAACACCGCTAAAATCGGTGTTGTGTCGCATTATCGTCCGAATATGACGTACCTACGGTTTAGCTGTATTATTATAAACAATTTCACCAGTTTCAGGATCAATATAAGCGTCTACTACAATTGTTTTGGTTTCAACATCTACGTGATATTCAATAGCTGTGTCAAAATGATTTTCATTGTATCCATATGGAAGGTCAATGAATTCTATTTTGTCAGGCCGTAAATCATCTCGAAGGGCTCCTTCCATTTGGTATAATGAATTATTTAATACATAACCGGTATATGGGTTGTATATAATGCGTGTACCTATTTGCATTATTCCCACGCCTCCCATCCATATGATATATCAACGTATCCAATCATTATTTTGAATCCGTCTGACAGAATTTGATTACTTCCATCATTTATAAGTGCATAGTCAGGATAGTGATTACTGTTATCAATTTTTGATGAAGCCCCTATTAAATATTTTCCATAACCTCCGTAATGTCCAGCGCTTTCTTTTATTAAGAAACGTAAAAAACCTATTCCTCCTGTGGCAAATTTCACCTTTACAATGGATGGTGTAAAACCTAATCCTGTTATTGTTGCAATACCTGTTGAGCCACTCCATCCTGTTCCGGTTGCATATCTTTTTCCTGTATTTACATTCGCAATCTTATCCGCTAATGCTTGCAATGATTCTGTTCTACTTGCTGATACACCTTTATTCGTTAGGTTTGTTGCCATTATTCTTTTTATTACATCTATAAAATCAACGCGATATTCTTCAAGTTTTTTCATCCCCATGATTACGACACCTCTACGCCACTGATATAAACCGTAATCGCATTAGCTGTCACTTGTGCCGCTGAAATGACATCTCCCGATCCTAATACAGCCGATAAGTTAATGACCGCTGTATCATTTGCGGATACAGTATATTGAGAGATGACTTTGTTTGCTGCACTTGCTCCATTCCCGCTTGGAACAAAGTAAATATCAATCTTTGCATCTGTTCCTGTTGTATTGCAGAGTATTATATTCTTCACGATCGTTTTATAAGTGGCGGGTACTTGATACAACGCACCTATTGTTGTTCCCGGTTGACCTATATACAATCGTTTCGGAGTTGTTGCCAATTACATCGCCCCCATCCAATAGAGAATTTCAAGGTCGTTTGCTTTTGCTTGTGCTGCGTTCCAAGCGTCTTTTTCTGCTTGGGTAACATGCTTCGTAGTATCAGCCAAATGCGAAGCAAAATCTTCTTGAGAAGCAACAGTAACACCTACATCAGCGCCCGTTAGATACGATTCGCCTTGAGCATTAGAAAAGAAAGTGTTCCAAGCGTTTTGAATTTGAGTAAACCATGTATTCCAACTAGTGTCATAGTTTGTTGTGTTTGTATTAAACCAATCATTCCATTGCTGTTGGAATTGAGGAAGCTTTGTGTCTAGCCACGTTTGCCAATTCTCTTCAAACTCTGCTGATTTTGCGTTGTAATGTGCTTGGAATTGATTAAATATTTCGGTCGTATCCGCTTGAATTAACGAGTTAACAAGCCCACAAACATTATTATCAAGCCGTTCATCTGTAATTTGATAGGCTTCAATATACGATTTCCCTGCTTCAATCCGAACTTGCGCAAGCGAAATTTCATATACATTGTCATTCCTCGTAAGCGCTGGCGGTGTCGGTGTTGCGCTTGGTGTTCCTTTCAGCACTTTAGCGTTGATTGCACGCACTTCTAGACTTTTATCTAACCGCAAAACAATGCGGTCAATCCGGTCATATTGCGTATCGGGAAGATCATGCGTCAGATAAAACGGACCGCCCTCAATTTTGTACATATATCCCTCTATCCAAGCAAAACCCTCGTTGATATAGGTCATGATATTAGTTCCATCACAACCAACCTGAAGATTTGTTCCACCGTTGAATATGCCATTAGTAAGCAATCTACGAAAATACTCCGCAAACTCATCTGCGGAGTAATAACGTTCATCTTCGGGTGTACTATCAAAAAAGCGACTATATTCAGGCATGATTACACCCCCACATATCTATTTCTAAACGCGATAACGACCCTCGATTTCGTGCTGTCGTTGTTTGAGTTGTATTCAAGTTCATTGTCACCTACTTGTAACTGGAAGAACGACGATTCTAAGTCAATCCAGTTGAACACATTCGTTTGTACACCATTTTTATCTTCAATCACGACTGACTTTTTCCCAAATGTTGTGTCGATGATGAGTTTGTCACTTTCGCCTAGCTCACGATTTACGCGGATAAATTCACCTGTTGTATTGTTTTTGACGATCGGGTTGATAGCAGGCCCATAAAATGTGATAGTCACGGGAGTCGGTACATCACCTTTATTCTGTAAAATTCTTCTAAAGCTTCGTTGTGAAAAGCGTGAACCTAAAAACAAAGGAAACGATAGCCCGCCCATGAGAAAAGACATTTGCCTGCTGGTGTAGAATGAATCCAGCCAAAACGGTTCAGGGCAAAGTAAATTCACAAGTGCCTTCTGGAACCTTGGTCCACGATTCTCTTTTCCGGCCGGAAAAGATGGTACTCCATCCGGAATAGCTTCAATTTCTCGAATAGTTTCGCCGTTTTCATATCGAAGTACGCCTTTCCCTAGCTTTGGATTGAAGACAGAAGCAAGAAATTGGCGTTGCTGCAGTAATGTCGCTGTGTCACTTGCCAGAATCGCAATTTCCAATGAGATAGCGCGTTCTTGCAAAACGGAATCAATGTATGTTGATCCGTCCTGGAATGGAGCCTTTTGTGTTTGAATATCAGCATCCACGTCACCAAGCCCATCAATAGACTGCAAAAGAAAAGGAGCTGATGATTTCAGCTCCACTGATTGACCTCTTGCATTTGTAAAGATGATTCGCTGCATATCATAGCCCCCATTCCATTGCAAGCTGACGACTCACTTGAAGATTCTTTCGAGCAACTTCAGACGGCGTTGGCGCAGTTGAGTGGAAATGGAAATGCTGTTCTATTTTCGCACCGGCCAGTTTTGGAATGTTGATCGTCGTTGCTGTAGGAGTTACAGCTCTTCCGAAAGAACCAGCAGCCACAGTCGGAATCGTTGCCTGCGCCATTCTGTTCGTTGCAGAAACAACAGCACTGATATTTCTTGAGATGCCTTCGGCCAAGCCAACAGGAATCCACTTTCCTAACTTCATCATGACACGGGAAGGTGAATTGATCTCAAGTGCTGATTGTATCGTCGCTCTGACTGTATCGGCGATTTCCCGTGCCTTGTTTTGTAAAGGTTCAATCATAGAGTCCAGTCCCTGAATCAATCCTTGCATCGAGTTCTTCCCGATGTCCTCCATGCTTGCGGACATGAGATCGAACTCTGTCTTTGTGCCTTCCGTGATTTCCCTTACTTTTGCCATCCATTCTTTTTTGTGCTGTTCGAGTTCAGCGTTAGCTTGTGCCCTCAAATAGACGATCTTGTCGACATATTCTTTGTTCAATCGCTCAAGTTCAGCATTTGCCTGCGTACGTAGCTCGGTGATTTTGTTAATGTAGTCTGTTTTTGCTTTTTCCAGTTCCTCATTTGCTGTTAGTCGCAACTGTTGAATTTTCAATTGTGTCTGTTGGCGCATGCCCTCAAGTTCATTGATCGCTTGAGTCTTCGCAAGAGCATTTTTCTCACGCCACAACTGAACGTATTGCTGCAGCTCACTGTCAGAAAGGGAATTGAGTGCCGCGATTTCGTCAACCGCTTTTGGTCCCATATCACGAAGCTCTTGAAGAAGTCCTTCATCAACTCCACGCGTTGCAAGAGAAGAAATATTTTTCTGCCAATCTTTGAACGCACTGACCTGATCGGAGAGATTTTTGAGTAAGCCTTGTCCGGTTACGTCATTTTTTCTCTTGAATTCATCGAACAGCCCTGCAAAGCTATACAACGATTTCGTGCGGTCTTCGACTGCTTTTTGATATTCCTCTGTCAGCTTTCGTTCTTCTTCCGCAAGACGATCATTGATTTCTTTGACTTTTGCTTCATATTCTTCTCTCGCTTTGATTTCGTCTTGAAGCAGACGGTCGTTGATTTCCTTTACTCTTGTTTCATACTCTTCTTTCGCTTTCAACTCGTCTTGGTACAATCGTTCATTGATTTCTTTCACTTGTTCAGCGTATTCGTTGTTGAGAGCTGTCAATTTGTCGTGAATCTCTTTCTTCACACGATAGATTTCTCGTTCGTAATACTTGCGCTCTTCTGACCCTTCCTTGTACTTTTTGATGTAGCTCTCATACAACTCAAGCTCCTCTTTGAGAGAAAGGTTGTTGAAGTATTTGCGATCCTCGATATACTGTTTTTCCTTCTCAAACTGTTGCTTGAGAAGTTCGTTTTTGACGCGGACAATTTCTTTTTCTATTTCAATCCGTTCTTTGGAGCCTTCTTTGTACTTTTTCGCAAGGGTTTGCCATGCTTTAAGCTCCTGATCTAACGACAACTGACCTAGTGCTCGCTTGTCCTCAATAGCCTTTTTCGCATCCTCAAATTGCTTTTTCGCAATAGCCGCTTGCTCTTTTGCACGTTGATCCTCAATTTTTTTAATCTCCAGCTGAACCTTCCGTACTTGATCTGGTGTTTTCGCATATTCTTTTTGGATTTTTCGAAGCTCGGAAATATATTGTGAAGAGTCGATTTTGCCTAATTTAAAATTCGTTTGCGCCTTCGCAAAAGCTTCATTAAACGCTTTTTTGTTTGCATCGGCTAGTTGCTTTGCATACTTCTGTTGAATTCTATAAATTTCCTTATTAGCGCGCTCTACAGCATTCGGCACGGTCGCATACTGCTTTTTTAGCTTTTCAAATTCATCGATTGCCTGCTTTGCATTGATTTTTTTTGCATCAAAGCGATATTGAATGTTCCGGAATGCCTGCTCAAACGCTTTTTTCGCTGCTTCTGCGGTCTTTTTCGACGATTGTTCAACGTATTTTTTCTGGGACTCAATCCCTTTTGCAAAACCTTCACCAGTGTGTTTTCCTAGTTTTTCGGTTTCACGAGATGGAGAATGGATATCGAGTACATTTCTGATTGTTCTTGTGACGGAATTAGCTATGTCCCTCACTTTTTCTACAACAGCCGAAGCCATCGAAGAAATACCGTTGGCAAGACCTTGAATGATGTTTTTTCCGATAGAATACAAATTAATCCCTTTTAAGAAACTCACAGCGCTATTCCACATGTCTGTTATTGTCGATTTGATACCGCTCATGGTGGAGGAAACAGTGCTTTTCATAGTGGAAAATGCGCTGCTTACCGTTGATTTTGCTGTGTTTACCGCTGTTGAAATAGACGATTTGATCCCATTCCAAACAGATGAAGCCAATGACTTAACCGTATTAAACACTGATGATGTCGTCGATTTGATATTTCCCCAAGCAGAACTTACAAATCCTTTGATTGCAGAAACTGCACCAGAAAAGATTGATTTTATTCCGTTCCATATGGAAGAAAGCGCGTTTTTTAGGTTGTTGAAGATAGCTTTTGCATCGTTTAAAAGGCTTTTAAAGTCACCTGTCACAAGGTCAACGATGAGAAGGACGGCACCGAGGAAAATGTTTTTAATCGCCTGCCACACACCGCTAAAGTATTGCTTTAATCCATTCAGAATGGTTTGCAATCCGCCTTTCATGCCATTAAAGATGTTGGTTATTCCATTAATAAAAGGTGTGATGATCGCCATCACACCGTCTTTAATCGCGTTCCATATGCTGATGGTTGCTTGTTTGATGTTTTCCCATGCCTGAGATGTCGTCTGTTTGACATTTTCCCAAGCAGTCGAAAAAGATTGTTTAATACTTTCTAACGTAGTGCTAAACCATTCTGAAATAGCGCCCCATATTTCGATTGCCTTTGCCTTAATGGTGTCCCAATTTTTCCACAGCGCTATCCCTGCTACCGTAAGTCCTGCGATTGCCGCTACAGCAATACCAATTGGACCGGTGATGATCGCCATCGCTCCACCTGCCGCCGCAATGGCGCCAGATACAGCTCCAAACGCTGCCGTAAGAGCACCGATTCCGCTTGCTGCCGTCCCGATCACTGCAAGCACCACGCCGATCGCCGCACCTAAAGCCGCTAACACAGCTGATACCGCCCCAATGGTCGCGATCGTTTTCTGAGTAGACGGCGATAGATTATTGAACCAATCCACAAGCTGTTGGATATATCCAGCCACCTTTTGAATTGCCGGAGCCAGAGCATTTCCGATCTTGATTTGTGCCGTTTCAAATGCTCCTTGCAGTTCTTCAAGTGAACCTTTCAAGTTGTCCTTCATTTTTGCGGCAGCTTCTTGTGATGCACCAGCTGAATTTTGTAGTGATTTCGTGAGTTGATCTAATTTTTGCGGTCCGGCTTCCACTACCGTTAACATTCCACTCGCGGCTTCTGTACCGAAAATGGTGGACAATGCCGCTAATTTTTGCGCATTGCTCATATTTTTTGTTTTTTCAGCCAGTTGCCCGATGATATTGCTGAACGGCAACATTTTTCCTTTGGCGTCGGTTATTTTCACACCTAAAGCTTCAAGTGTATTTGCCGCTTCCCTCGGCGGATCGGAAAGACGAATTAAAGCAGCACGCAAGGTTGTTCCGGCCTGTTCGCCACGGATACCATTATTCAAATTGTTATCGTCAGGCTCTTTATCCTGACCTCTGGGGCTTTCGCCGCATTACGGGATGTCGATTCATCCCCAGTTCAGACTATATCTTCACCCTCGACTTTACGTTAGGGTGGCGGGCGCTCGTGGATATTTCACCATACAAAAAAGACCGCTCTTACAAGTGCGGTCTTTTTTGGTTAGGTTACTCTATCTAGTCGTTACACCTTCCTGCCGTTTCCGGACAGGCTTGGCTCGGTATTTTCATAGACTGAAGCGCTTTGGCTAAATCAGCTTTTATGTCGGCGGAAATATAGGGAATTCTAATCAAAGGGATATTATTTTTCGCGCAAAACTCATTTTTTATTTTATCGTTGGCGATGGTTCTCTCGAATTCTTTGCGACCGAATTTAGGGTGAAAATGTTGTTCCCCATCAAATTCAATCAAGCAAACAAGGGTATCGCCGTTAAATATCGCAAAATCAAAAGGTAATGGCCTAATATTTCGGCATTCCTTTATACGATACTGGCTTTTGAAAGTATATCCGTTTTCGAGCAAAAATTTTCTTATAACTTCTTCACCTTTAGATGTTTTACAGTGCGGACACCTCGAATTCATCGAAGATAAGAAATGGTTTGGTGTTACCTCGAAGGTGTTGCCGCATTTTCGATGAAGCATCTTAACATTAACATCCTTGCCTTTGTAATCACTCAAAACAATGTATTCATCACCAACTTTTTCATAAACCTCTTTTTTGAATTGTTCAGTGGTTTTTCTGAATCTTTGGCTCATTTTCTTCAATCTACACTTTGGGCATCTCTGACCTAACAAAAAAGCTTTAGCAACCATATCGAAAACATGACCACATTCATTGTGAATAAATCTTATTTTCGCGTGTGTGTTTTTATATTCCCCTAATACTGAGTATTCATCGCCAACGAGACTTTTAACTTCCTCTTTGTACATCTCGGTTGTTTTTTTGTTGACGCCAAAACATTTTGGACATCCATGACCTTTAGTAAAAGGCCAAGGAGAAACGTCCCATATAGTGCCACATTTATTATGTCTGACAGTGATTTTAGTTCTTCTGTTCACGTATCTACCTAAAACATCGTATTCGTCACCATGAACCTCTTTAACCCTTTGACAAAATTCCTCATGGCTTAATTTACGCATAATAGAACCTCCGTTAACCTTTGATTCTATTATACCATAAATTCCGGCATTAGCCAAAGCTTCAGCCCTTAGAATCTACCGAATTCACCCGCTGTTTTATGCTGCAAGTTTCCTTGCAACCGGCCAAATATCTTCAGCCATGATCTCCGTGGCGGCTGCCAATTGTTCTAATGATATCCCCAATTGTTTTGCGATCGGAGCCGCGTATTTAAAGGTGTACTGCATATCTTGTACACCCGCAGCCGAATCGTTCGCTGCTTGTGCGAGAATATCGGCTACCCGGCTTGCTTCGCTTGCAGATAGACCGAACGCATTCAACGCCGCTGATACCGTTTCGGCAACAAGTGCCATATCTTCGCCAGACGCTTCCGCAGCCGAAATAATCCCTGGCATGGCCGCTAGAATCTGATTCGTGTTGTATCCCATTGCGGCCATAATTTCCATTCCTTGTGCGACTTCGGTTGCCGACTTGGAAGTCGATGCACCGAGATCAAGAGCCGCTTGTTCCAACTTTTCTATTTCCGCTGGAGTAGCACCAGCAACGGCTCCAACACGGTCAAGCTGCGCTTCAAAGTCCATTGATTTTTTAACCGCGAAACCAAGCGCCCCACCGATTGCTGTTGTTACGGCTCCAAACGACATGGCAATTCCTTGACCAGCTGATTGCATTCGGCTTCCTAAGTCTTGCATCCGCTGACTAACTTCATTGAGCTTTGCGTGCATTTTGTCCCAGACTGTCGCGTTTTTGTTGACATCTTGGGACAATTTATCTAGCTTGGCGCTAGTTTGTTGAAGCTCATTCTCTAGCTTTTTGAGTTCACCGACCGCTTTGTTGTACTGAATCAGTAACTTTTCCGTTTCAGCTGCTTCTTTCCCTTTGGTTGCTGCTGATTCTTCGTATCTACGCTTCAACTCTTGCACTCTAGCGCTTTGCAAGGCTATTTTTCTAGTCAACATATCTGACTTAGCCTGCAAGCCTTCCAGTGTGTTTTCAAAACCCTTGATTGAACCGCCGGCCGCCTTAAACTCACTTTCAACAGCTTTCAATTTTCTGTTTACTTCAGCAAGGCTACGGGTGAAATTTGCGCTATCCAAGCCAAGCGATACGCGTAAAATTCCAACCTCTGCCATGTTTTCACCTCACTTTCTTAGAGCAATCGCTCTATGACAGCACGTTCAGCACGTTCTTTTTTCTCTTCCTCATAGTTCAGAAGTTCAAAATAAAAACCGATGTCCATCTCATCAACGAGATACATCGGTATGCCTTGCTTAATATGCGAAAGATAAAACTCTTTAATTGCATCATATGGGTCTATTTCAGACCCTTTTATGCGTTTGGGTCTTTATCTTTCCCAACAGTACCAACAACTTTATTGATACAATCCAGAATTGTCGGTATGAGTTTATCAGCAGGAACACCATCGTAAATGTCATCAATAGTAAACTGATTGTTAAATAGTTCAACCACATAGGAAACAAGAACATCTAATGTTTCAACATCAACGTCGTTTAAGTCGTATTTTTTAGTAATCTCTAACGCCCGACGAAACATACGAGCTTTTACAAACGGAACCGTAAATGTTTTTTCCTCACCGTTAATGAAAAGGGTAATTTTCATTTTCCTTACCTCCTGTTAAATGAAATAAAAAAAGAGAGAAGAAAAAATCTTCTCTCTATGGTGTCGTAGGTGCTTGATATACAGCATTAAACCAGTTTTGAATAACTGTTTGGTCAACATCTGTATCAGTAGTTACAACAGATGCACGCCACTTGTCATCATATTCGCGTGGCACAAATTTCGCCTTGATTGTCGGTGTTTGAAATTCAACTTTATCCCCTTTTGTTTTTGCTTGATCTTCTGGCAACTGGAATTTCCCTTTGTAGAGCCACACGAGTTTTTCGCCGCCTTTTGAAAGAGGCATACTAAATCCCAAAGCGACATATGGAGCAGTGTCTGTACTCTTATCTTCAATTACTCCATCACTATTGGCAGTTTTCCCTAAAAGCAAAGCATACATTTCAGATGAAAGATCGTCGATTCCTAATTCGACTTCAATTTCTCCAAGGGATTCTGCTACTTCTGCTGCCTTATCATCAGCATATAACGTTTCACTAGTTACCTGTGGAGTAATTTTTGCCTCGATAGCAAGTGCTAATCTTTGAGGCGCATCATATGTTACGCCTGTTTTATCGTCCTTCGTTAGTTTTGCAACATGCAAATTTTTCAAACCGATTGTTGCCATCTTAACTCCTCCTTTGAAATTTATGAAGCATAAGAAAACCGGAGCACCTTGTGAAAGATTTTGGTGTCCGGTTCATATAACTCGGTTTCAAATGTCCGGCGAAATCCCGCCGCAGTCATTAAGTCTTTAACTTGTTGCACAATCGCCGTGTAGTCGCCTTTTGACCACACATCGACTTGTATGAAATGCGCTGTTTGCTGTTCTTCGTCATCCGCATTGAGAGCAGAAAACTGATTGTATTCAAAAAACGTGATGTATGTTGTCGCTGTGCCTGAATAGGTTTGGAAATCGACAGGAACACCAATGGGCTTCAGTGTATCTTTAATCAGTTTGTTGATACTCATAAGCCCAGCTCCCTGCGAATGACATCCGCCATTTTCTGCTGTACTTGTTCTTTGCTTTCTTCAAAAGCAGGCTGAAGAAATGGTCTGGCCGCCATTTTTGATGTTCCGAATTCAAGAAAAAGACCATAGAAACGGTCACGATCTGGACCGATGTCTACGGTTCCATCTTCTTTGACATCAGAAATCACGATGTTTTCGGCAAGCTTTCCTGTGTCCCTCGGCGCTCTTTCCGATGCCGCCTGCTGAATGATTTCAGCACCAGCCAGCAGAGCGTCTTGTTTAACACGATCAGCTTCCGTTCCGAGCTGTTCAAGCCGATGTAACAGCTCCTGCATCCCATGAAGTTGGAGGCTCATGCTATACGACCTCCTTTGCAATGATCGTCAGCGTGATGTTCTGCTCATCATCGTTTATTACGGACAAAATTTCAAATGTTCGATCCTTGTACTTGATACGCATGTCTGGATTGATACCGGTTGTGTATCGAATGACAAAACGAACCGTATTTTCGTTTTGTGTTGTGGCAGCTTCGTAGTATTCGCGTCCTTGGAGTGTCTTTATCATAGCCCAGACGGTTTTTACGTCTTGCCATCGCTGGCTGTCTTCAAGAGGAAAGCCGTTTTCGTTTGTAGCGTTCTCATCGCATTTCTGAAAGGTGATGCGGTGACGGAAAAGACCTGGATTCATGATGTGTCACCGCCATACGTCAACTGCATGAGAATACTATTGATGATGGGGCGTATTTGGTCGCTCGCCTTTCCGATCATTTCCCTGTTTTCGTACCAGTCAGAGATGAGCGTCATGCAGAACAGCTTGGCCAAATGATTATTTTCGTCATACTCAACGCCTGTCGCGTTTTTAAGATACGTTTCCGCCGCTTTAATCAACGTTGTCAATAGCGCGTCATCCTCGCTGAAATCAATCCGCAACCAATTTTTTACCTCGTCTAAAGAAACGATCATTCTTCCACCTTCGCTTCTTTAGCTTCCTCCGCTTTCACTTCCTCCACGTATCCGAATCGAATGAGTTTTTCGGCCAATTTCTTCGGTAGGTTAGCTTCATCGCCCTTTTTCAAGTTATAGCCAATGCCAATGCAATCAATGAGAGCCTTCACCTTCATATCATCACCCCTTTAAAGAAAAAGAGGGGATTCCCCCTCTCATTAAGATAAAGTGACTTGTCCAAAAATGAACGCTTCGTCATCTCGCATTTTCACTTCTTCGCGTTCAATTGCACGCCATAAAGTAACGTCAGTTTGAAAAGCATCCATCGCAACATTAGATGACATGACTTCAACTTCCTGACGATCGAACATCACGATACCTTCTTTCAAATCGCCAATGATGATCGGCGCTTTTGTTCCTGATGTTGTATCACTCGGTAAGTCTTTATTCGATACCATCACAACCGGCACACCAAACAATTGTTTCCCGGTTGGTGAAGAAACAGAAGGTTGCAACAAATAATTGCCTGTAGCGTCTTTTTGGGTATCTAGCCAGTTAAAACCATCTTGATTCGTGATGATGCTTGATGTGTATCGGAAAGCAGGGTCAAGCTGAACATTTAGAGCCGCTTTAATATCATCTACATCAGCGATTGCTGTTTTCGCTTTTGAAGCGAGAATAGAAAGGATTAGCTTGTTACGAGTGACGCGTGATTCATCGCCGATCCAGCGAATGAGTGTGTTCACAATCGCTTCAGTGCTATCTTTCAGCAACTCGTTTGTCACGCGGAAGAAACCAGCATATTTTTTCACGTTGTAAGTGAGAACCGTGAATTGTGGAGTAGCTTTCTCCGGAATTTCGCCGTTTTCCGGCACTTCAACAAATCCTGTTTGTTGCGAACGCTTCTTGAAAACTCGAGAACCGCTCAATGTCGTCACCGGTTCAACTGTAATCAAGTTTTGTAAAGCGTCTTTTGATTGGCGTAACTCATTGATTTTTGTTTGGATGTCTTGCGGAACGGTATAACCGCCGTCTGTTCCGCTGCCTTCGCTCATGGCGTTACGGAATTTAGTGCGGATGTGATTAACGAATGCCTCAACCTCATTTTCTTTTACTTGTACAGTTGGTTTTAACGGTTCTTTATCTTGGATTTTTCCTTTTTCCTGTTCATACAAGTCTTTTGCGATGTCAAACTTTTCCTGCAGCGCAACGATTTCCTCTTTTAGTTTTTTGGCTTCCTCAATTTTATTTTCAGCTAACAATTTGCGGGCTTCTTCCTTCTTGTTGTTAATCTGTTCTAACAGTTCGCGTAATTCCTTCGGCATGTTCGTTTCCTCCTTTTTGTTTTTGTGCAATAAAAAAGAACTAGATAAGGTCTAGTTCCAATAACAGCCTTTCTTTTTCGTCTTGCTCCCTTTGCTTGTTAAGCAATTCTACCGCGTGGCGAATGGATTGATTCGCGCTATTCACGACAGCTAGGCGATTGAAAGCGAATTGGCTCATATTCGCCACGTCTAACGGTTGATCTTGATACAAGATGCCATCTGCAAAACCCTCTTTGACCGCTACATTAGCCGACATCCATGTTTCATCGTCCATCATTTGCGAGATTTTGCTGCGCGATCTGCCAGTTTTTAAGGCATATGCATTCACGATGGATTCTTTAATAGTGTCTAGGATGTCAGCGACTTTTCGCAAATCATGCATATTGCCATAGGCCGCTGTTAACGGATTATGAATCATCATTACGGCCATTGGTGACATTAGCACCTCGTCACCCGCCATTGCGATAACAGACGCCGCGCTCATCGCCTTGCTGTCGATCTTGACGGTGACTTTCCCGTCATGTTCTTTTAGCGCATTATAAATGCCTGCCGCCGCGAATACACTGCCGCCGTAGCTGTCAATCCATACGGTGATATCGCGGCCTTTGAATTGGCTTAACTCCTCTTTAAATGCGTTTGGTGATGTTGACGGCATACCAAACCATTCGTATAGCCACGCTTCGTCATCGTCTACAATGTCACCTTCGATGCGAAGCTCTACGCTCTCCGGTTCTGTTTCAGTCGCTTGGTTGACAATGAACTTCCAAAACGGCATCAACCTTCACCTCCTTTCACTCCATAATTCGCGCCAAGCATACTCAACGGAATGTAGTTTCCATTGGCCATTAACACATCGCCGTAATCATCAGCAGGCATGTCAATATAATCACGCGCCTCATTCGGTTTCAAAATCGCATTTTGAACCGCTGTTGCTAAACTTTCAATCTGCGTCTTAATATCCGCTCGTAGAATGACGTTGACATTGAACTTAAAAAAGTACCCTTGATTAATCATCTGGGTACTCAAAATCTTGTATGTGATTTCTTCCTCGTATTGCTTGAGGATATAGAGCAGCGTGTCCACATAAAAAGCCAAGTTCTGCGCTTCTGCTGACGCATAACTTGACTTCTCATAATCGTTGATTTGATTTGGTTTGATTCCAAACGCCGCCGCGATTTGCAGGGCGGTGTATTTCTTTAACTCAAAAAACTGGCTATCGGTCAGCTTAATGTCTAACGGCACCAACTTCATCCCCAACGGCACCGGGATGATCTTTCCGGCGTTTTTCGAGCCGTTTGCGAACTGCTCGAACCCTTTTACAAGGCGATCGCGTGCAGAGGGGTCTAAATCACCTGTATATTCGAGCACCGCTTTACCTGTCAATCCTGTTTTGTAAAGGTTGTTCATGAATTTTTGGCTTTCCAGCGCGCCGTCCACCGTGTTTTTCAAGATGTCCCGAACTGACATGCCGGTGATGCCGTCAAACGTCGCCGACGTCTTAAAATGTAACACCTCATCGTTGCCAAAGACATATAGCTTGCCGTCATACGGGTCGTTGTATCGATACCATATTGCGTTCTTTTTCCCTAAAATCCCTTGATCGTCCACAACGATGACGACGTGCTTGCTTGGCATTATCCACATATCTTGCAGTACCGGTCCGTCGTACCGGCACCATACATACGCGTTGCCGTAGTGGTTCCGGTTCATTTCCACCGTTGACCAAAAGACGCTGCTTGTCATGTACGGGTTCGGCCGGAGTTTTAAGATGTAGTAGACATCCTCTTTATCGCTTTTCACGATGCCGCGATCGGTGCGTTGATACATCTTTAGAGGTAATTTTCCCAAGCTCTCGGACAGGATTTTTAAACAAGCGAAATATGTTGCCTCAGCCAATTGATCTTTTGGTGTATCCGGATCAATGCCGAGCCATTGCAATAAAAGAGGATTGTTTAAATCTACCGTCTGGCTCTCGTTTTTTACCCTTCTTTTTAACGCGCTTCTAACAAACCCCACATTCTCACCTCCTTTACAAAGAAGTTGCTGCTATCACCGTTTCGCAAACGCAAAGCCAAAAAGCAAAAATATCGCTCCAAGTAAATAATTCCCGGCTGTTTCTCCAAAGTGATGATAAGTGTTGTATAGGATAATCACAACGCCGATCAAAATTAAAAAGTCCTCTAACCATTCGGTTAAAAGACTTTTAAGCATCTTCGTAACAAAACTTTTAAGCGCCTTGGCCATTCGCTCACCATCCCATCATGTTCAAGTATTCTTCCGTAATTTTGTTAATGTCTATGGTTTCAGTTTTCAACATCGCCCTCACATGTGCGTTAATAACCGCTGCAATCGGGTCAATGCGTTCAGTTGACCTACTTTTATCTAACATGATGTTTTCATTGGCATCCTGCTTTGTAACTGCGTTAGAGATTGCCCATGTCAATACAGGATTGTTGTTGTGAATAACATTTCCTTGATATACTTGCTCACGAAAATCTTTTGTTGCGCCGCCTAATGTTTGGAAACCTTGTCGAATCTCGACCACCGTGTACCCTTCCGCTTCCATGTCTTGCATGAATTGCGTCGCGTTCCACGGGTCGGCGCAGATTTCTCGCACTTTCACGTTGTATTGTTGTTCAAAGTTCTTGATATACGACTTAATAAAGTTGTAATCCACTACCGCTCCCGGTGTGGTTGTAATCCATCCTTGTTTCACCCATAAGTCATATGGTACTTTATCCGTTTTTCTTTTCCGTTCCAGTGTATCTTCCGGCATAAAACTATGGCTTAATACGATGTATTTGCCATCCTTTTTGAAGATAAAACCAACGCTCGTTAAGTCGATTTTTGCGGATAGGTCCACGCCAACGGTACATTCTAATCCTTCGATAATGGATAAATCAAAATCTTGGCCACATTCCGCCCATTTAGACATATCCATATAGCCATTGTCTTTCATATCTACCCATCTATTCATGTTTTTCGTGAGGAAGTTTCTCATCTTTTCGGGAACGTCTAAAGCTGTTTTTAATTCTCCACGCAAAAAATTAACCCCTTCCTCGTATGAACAAAGGATAGGGTTTGCTTTTTCCCAGTTTCGTTCATCTTTTATATCATCGTCTTTGTCCAATTCGTTTATCATCACAAAGTATTCATCGTTTTCAATCGGATTGTTTGGATCCAGTATTTTCGAAACGTATTGATACTCAACGGAATAACAAGGATGTTTTAATTCGAACCCTGCCGTTGTAATAATCATCATCAACGGTTGCGGTCTTGCACCCATACCGGACACAAGAACGTCGTAAATTTCACTAGTCGAATGCGCGTGGTATTCGTCAATAATCCCGCATTGTACGTTCAACCCATCTCCTGTTTTCCCAGCATCTTTGGAAAGTGCGGCAATAAAAGAACCGCTTTTTAGGTGTTCGATTTTGCCGTAAGCAATTTTGTACTTACCTCTCAGAAAGTCACATCCTTGTATTTGTGCCTTGATCTCATTCCAAACGATCTTACTTTGCTCCGTTTTGGTCGCTCCAATATACACTTCCGCCATGCTTTCTCCAAATGCGAATGCTTCATATGAACCAACACACGCAAGGGATTGCGATTTAGCATTTTTGCGTGCTACTTGCCAATATGCTTTTTTGAATCGACGCAGTCCTGTTTCCTTATGCACCCATCCGTAAATATTACTGAAAACAAATATTTGAATGGGAGCTGGCTCAATTCGTTGACCCGCTAACTTCCCTTTTGTGTGTTTAAAAAGCGTCATCCAATTGAGAAAGCGAAGCGCCTTTTCTTCATCGAATACATACGGGAATTCGTCCGTGCCCTCTCGCTCAACATCACGCAAAAATCGCCGACACGCCCATTTGTGTTTTTGACAAGCAATGATGTCACCATTTAAAACGTCGTGACAATAATCAATCATCCATTGTTTCAACATCAAATATCACCAAATAACTTTTCTTCCGGTGTCGGCTCTCTTTCTTCTTTCTTCGGCATCGCAAGTTTTGCCCTAGACGCTGGTGTCAATCCAAATTCAGCTGCCAAGCTTTTCATTTGTTCATGCAACTGCTTTTTCTTGGTGAGAAGAGGATGAGGAACTTTATTTGTTTCGGCCGCTTTGTTGGTGTATTCGACCATAAGCCCCTCTTCAGCGATGATCCGGGTGCACTCGATATAGTTGACATAGGCATCGCAGTACAGCGCCAACGCGTCCACGTCGATATTGGTCAACAGATCGAGATCCTGCATCTCTTTGACGATCCGCTTAAACTCTTTCTTGGCCTCATCGCTAAGCCATGCAGGCGGCTTCACTTTGTTTGCTTTTGGTTTCAACCGCTTTTCGGCTTCTACCCGCTGTTCGATTTCTTTTTTCGTCAATCGGTTTTTATTCCCTTGCAACAAATGCAGCTGAATCGGCATCGCTTTTCGTCCCATCACGTTCTCACCTCCTGCTTACCCCCCTTTTACGAGAAAAAACGAATTTTGTGCGCGCTGAGGGGCCCGCGCGGTCCCGGGCGAGCCGTCTAAAACTTTTTGACCCGCCCCTCCCCGTATTTTTTCTTGTCTTCGGCAGTTTTCTTGTTGTGACAGGCATTGCATAACGACTGCAGATTGCCCAACGATAGGCGTAACGACCAATCAACCCTAACAGGAACGATATGGTCCACAACATCTGCTGGCGTGATTCGCTTTTCCTTCAGACAGCTCTGGCACAAATAGTTATCACGCATTAACGCTGCTTGCCTTACCCTTTGCCATTCCCTGCTGTGATAAAACTCACGCGCTTTCTGATCGCGGATATGTTCATCATAATACCGATGTCGTTCTGCTTTATATTGTTGTTCTTTATGCTTATGCTGCTCGCAATATCTATCCCTTGTTAAGTTAGTGCAACCGATCTTATTGCATGGTTTTAGTGGTCTACTCGGCATAAAATCACTCCAAATAAAAAAGCACCCGATTGAATCGGATGCTTTAATTAATATATGCTCTTAACTGCTTTAACTTTTGCAAATTCACTAACAGTGATCATTTTAACATCCTCTATGTTAAACTCGTAAAGAACTCCTCTTTCCTCAAACCTTACAACTTTTTCAGCTTTCGCAGCTATCATTGCATCTTCTTTAGATTCTGCCTCAATAATCCGAGTTGCGGTCAAATCTTTATTAAAATGGTATGTCACTTTATATTTCACCATTCATATTCCTCCTTTCGCCCTACTCAATACGACAAAAGGAGGAATTTTCCTACATCAATTTTTCGTCAAGTTTTGACATCGTCTCCTCTAAATTAGGTAATGATATTATTTAGAACGTGCTTAGGGAGGAATAAATGATGCAAGATGAAATCATCTGGATTTTGACAGTAATAAATTTGTGTTTAAACATTTTGAATAACTTAATTTTGTTGCTTAAAAAAGAAAAAATTATAAGCGAATTATAATAATACAAACATCATTTACTTCCTCCTAATCGCCCCACGCACTCGCTTGTACGTATCTCTGTGAACGCCCATCAAGTCGAGGAGTTCCCGTCGACTCAATTTCTCTTTTCGTTTTTTCTTTCGTTTTTTCATGTTCATCACTCCAAAATAAAAACGCCACCCCGATCGGAGTGACGCCCTGCTTCATCATTTCCACGCTACCATCATAACACGTCTAAACAGAAATATTCTGTCATCTTTCTATCATTTTTCCTTCACTTTTCCGTCAGTTTTCTGTCATCCATCCGCGCTCGGCCGCCACCTTTTTAGCTTCCTCGATTGTGTCGCAGGTAGCGACCACGCGCCAATATGGCCCGTCGATTCCGGCTCGATCCCACGGCGGACAAGTCGCCACTCCTTCATATCGAACGACATACTTTCCGTTCCGGCACAATACGATTTGACCGGTCCACATTTCATTTGATTTGCTCCATACGACTTTCATCTCGCCCATCCTTTCTTAATAGTCCTTGTATACTTCAATCCGCAACGCAAAAGCGAGCTTGTAGAATGCTCTCTCACGCTCACGATAGTATTTTGACTCACTGATGCACATTTCGTTGTACACATCGTAGTCACGCGGTTCCTCTATACTCATATATCGTCTCACGATCAATTCTCGCTGTAGTTTTGTTAGGCGATTCACTGCACGCACAATTCGGTTCATGTATTCGTCACGCTCACGCTCAAAATCAACTTTTCTGATCACTGCACTCTCGGTCGACGAATGAAACGCATTTGTCTGCGACGGCGGCACAAGTGAATATGTCTGTGTTACGCGCGGGAGATACTCGTCTGGCACGGTCAACATGTATATCCGGTATTTTTCAAGCGCTGCCTCGACTGCTTCTTTTGTTTTCTCGCCGTCAACATCGCGAAGGAATGACATCTGTTTATACTTTACCAACCGGACCACTCCCGTTATAATATTGTCAAGGATTCCTATTGTATTCACCGTCATTGACCGGGAGAAGTCCGGTCTTTTTTAGGTCCGGACCTTATTTTGTTATGTCCGGACTTTCCTCATAAACTCCAGCCAATGCATCCGGATCCTCGCTGCTGTTTTAGGTCCGATCCCCGGGATTTCCTCAATCCGCCCAAGCCATTCCAGCATGAGTTTTGTGTCCAACTCATTTTGCTGTTTGGCTCCTGCTTCAAATCCGCGATTCCATGCTGTCATTACATCCGGATAAAAGGGAGAAGAAAATTTCTCCCTCTCGCGTTTGATTTTGCGTAGTGATTTGCCCATCACATCACCAGCTTCCAACCATTTTTCAACCGTGCGTCTAGCTCATATTTCCGCAATTCCTCATACAGCCAAACTTTCTGTCCATCCTCCACCCGAAACAGCAGATATCCTTTCCGTTTCCTTTTCTGCTTCTTCATGGACAGCCCCCATTTTTAAGCCCCGTAAACGTCCTTCTGCAATTTCTCCAGCGCATACAAACGTAACGCTCTCAATTCCTTGTGCAAGCCGATCCACTCGTCCGAATAGCGATCATTGCGTTCGGTCAGTTCTGATACAAGTTCTTTCAGTCTCTGAATCTCGTTTTCGAGAATGAGATTTTCTTTGTGCAACTGCTCTTTGTCCGCCATCGTCGTTTCAAACAACTCTTTCCAATGCCCGACTTCCTTTTCCATATTCGCTTTCAATTCCTCCAGCTGCTTCTTCAGCTCATCACGCTCGGCCACAACTTCCTCATATTTCGCGTATGCGATCACTTTCGGCTTTTGTTGTTCCACTTCTTTCGCCTCCTTCAAGATATCATCAAGATTTTCACCGGCACGTAATCGTTCTAACTGCTCCGGCGTCAGCTGATACGTCCGCACCGTTGTATCTATCCCGTGTGGCCGATTCCGAAACGAGGCGCCCCCGAACGATAAGACGACACACTCGTAAAACGGCTCGTCATATCTATCCTCTCCTACCAACCTTTATTCCGCCTCGCAATCTCAAAAAGTCAACCTTGTAGTTATCGTCCGTGAAATCAAATATCGTGAGCTGGTTCATCCTCTCCCACTCCCATCAACTCCAATAGCTTATCCATGGTCATCAACACAATCCACGGCTTTCGATCGGCTCGATACAGCACCACATCAGGATTGGACTGCTCCAGCCAATCATACGCCTGTTTCATCCCGCTTTTCCGCCGTTTCACCTCCGCACGCCAGCCGTTTGGCAGGATGACGTCATTTCCGTATTCCCCGCCCATGCTCCCCGACAACGGCACACGTTTGGCGCCGGGGATGAGGGAGACAATCTCCCGTTCCCCGACATAGCCTTTTCGTTTCGATTTCCGTCCGCTCATTCTTCCACTTCCTTGTACAAACCACTTAATTCTGCTTGCATACACTTCAAATGTCTTATATGTTTATTGCGCTTCTTGCTGTGCCTCGTGTACTCGATAAGTTTTTCCATCTTTTGTATTTCACGCTCATATTCCCTGATTAAAATTACCGGTCTCATAACCTCATACATTTTTGAAATGATCGGTTCAACTCCCCCGATGATCTTGTTTACAACTTCTGAAAAATCATGTCCGTTCGTTGAAAAACGCTCGATGATTTCGTTTGCAATTTCCGAAAAATTCTTTTGTTCTGTCATCATATATTCATCCCCTTCAATATCCCCTTTCTTGCCGGGCGATGTTTTCTTCGTGTTTCTGCATGTATGCTTCTTCGATTTGTTCCCATGTGAAGCCGAGCATTTCGCCAAGTCCGATGAAATAATCCCAAATGACGACGTATTCTGTGATGTCAGTCTGCAAGCGTACTGTACAATCGAATAAGTCTATAAACTGATCTATAATTGACTCTCTTTTCCATGGTTCGATTTGTTCCCATTCCAACGTTCCAATGTTTTCATCAAGCCCAATGCTCAAAAGGAAATGCAAGCAGTCTACGTATTCTTCAAGAAGTGGATTCTTATACTCCACAATAGGCTCTATTACACCATCAACCATTTTCTGACTCGTTACAACTTCGATACGAGTTCTCGGCTTTTGGTCATTGCTCCAATATTTGAAGAATCTTGCCTCATTCGCCAACTCCCCAAGCTCCACCATCAACGCAAGGATTTTCTTCGCAAGCCGATCTTCACCCGGTTTCCGCGGATGCTCTTTTTCGATGTGTTCGTCAAGTTTGCGTTGTAGTTCAAACAGTTTAGCTAAATTCAACGCTTTTCACCTCGTTAGTTTTAATCTCGTTACGCGAAAACCAAATACGCCAAAACTATAAGGAGAACTACTATGCCTAGGACACATACAATTGCTGTAGCCGTCAAAAAGACGTCCCACATATATCGGTTCATCTCATTCCCTCCAGCTAGGCTTATAGTTATTCACACTTGCAGACGCCTGTTTTTTCCTTGTAAGGCGTTTTTCTCGCTTTCAAATACTTTCTATTTCCCTCGCAAGAAAAACGCCATACGGGCTAAAATTTGAAGAATTCGAGCATGTTAGTTTTTTAGTTTTTGCATCGCAAGCACATGGCGCAACGTGTAGTAGTCCAAATCGTAAACGGATTGCCCGTCGTATTCACGGATTCCACGATCAAGTAGCTGCCGAATCATCATTTGGCGTTTAAGCTCTTTCGTGAGTTGAACCTTTTCATAGAGGATGCCCAACGTGATCACCTGCCTCCCAAACAATATCCTGTGTGATCCCCAATCGCTCACAGGCCTCCGCCAGACGTTTGCGCCACTCTCGCATCTTTATCTCCTCTTCCTGCCGCACCTTCTCCGCATCCTCGCAGTTGCATGAGGTCACCAGCCACGCTCCGCTCATCACCCTTGTGTATAGCCGTCCCGTTCCATCGCACTTCACGCACATGGTTTATGCCCCCTTTAGCCTGAAATCATCACCCTCGACTTCGAGGAGGTATGGACCGCACTGCCCGAGCAGCCGGCTGGCGGACGCATAGCCGATTTTTTCGCTCAATGTTCCACGATCTTCGTTAGAATTGAACACGATTGGCTTTTGTTTACGATAACGTTCGTTGATGATTTGGTAGTACAGCGATTCTTTAGTTTCAGACCATTTCGCTTTGCCGATGTCATCCCAAACTAAAACATCTGCATCAATGGCACTTTGCAGGAGTCGATTGAGCGTTTCTCCCTCGTCGTTCATCCTTTTGGCTTGGCTAAGCTCGTCCATGAATGTGACATCTGAAACCACCAACACATTGAATCCGTCCTTAATGAGCCGCTTGGCCAGCGCGATCTGCAAATGGGTTTTGCCGACGCCGAAGTTGTTATGCTGTTGCTTCATCTCTGCTCGTTGGCCGGCCGGCAGTTCTCGAAGGCGTTGTTCCCCTAGTACTGCGATGAACCCTAAATTTTTGTCAGACAACTTTTTCGTCCCGTTCTCCGTACCAAATTCTTGCAGATAATTGAGTGACATGTCATACATATCCTGTTGATATGGTGCTGATCGTCTGAAGTTTTCGAAATTCGCGTGCACGAATTCGTCCGGAATGAGCGCTTGCTTGAATCGGCGTCTCCAAGCTTTTCGTTCTCTGCATTCACAAGGCCGGGCGAATTCATAGCCGCGCTCATCCCGATAGAAGATGAACTCCGCATCTTTACACTTGTGACACTCGTAGTCACCCCTTCCATCCCCAAGCTCGTCGGGCTGCTTCGGCTTCTCGGAGGATTTGCTCATATGTCTTTCCGCCTTCTGCTGAAGGTCGGCTAACACCTCGGCGATGCTTGTGAATCGTTCCGCCATCCGTGCTCTCTCCTTTTTGCTCGTGATATTTGCTAAGGACCACTTTACGCACGTACTCAAAAGAATTGATCCCGTCGCCGTTGAATTTCGGTTGGTACTCGTCAAACACTTCGTCGATCAGCGAAAGAATGTCATCCAATGGGATTGGCTCTCGCAGAAGCCCTTCTATTGCTTCCTCATCTTTAGGGGAAAGCGATAGTCCTTTTCCCCTACGCTGAATATATTTGTTAGCAATTGCTCTTTTTGATCGGTCTGCCATATGGGCTTCTCTTATATCATCATCTATTTTTCTATCAGTTATATTTTTTATATCTTTTATATCTTTATTAGATGTGCCGGATGTGGCACTTCTCTCGGACAAATATGGCACTTCTCTATGTTCAGATGTGCCATTTTTGGCACTTCTCTCGTCGTGAGATAGGCCATTTTTGTCCTCTCTCTCGTCAAAAGATGTGCCGTTTTTGTCACTTCTGCTTTTATGGGTGAACTTCTTCGATTTTCTAACTTTATAAATTTCACCATAAGGAGCACGGACCGTTTCGATGTAACCTTCATCTTTTAGTCGAGCAATATTTCTTTTTACGGTCCGTTCGCTTCCGCCAAGTTCGGCAGCGATTTCTGCGAGTTTCACTGGCCTTCCGCCGAGCACGATGCCCAACGTTTCACCTTCTTCCTGCACTTCTTTGGTTACTTTGGAGACAAGCCATAAAAACTCCCAAATGGCCGGTCCGATCCGTTCTCGATGTTCCGGGGTAAGAAGTCCTGTGTAGACAGGGAAGTAAAAACTGTCGGGCATCGTATCACCTCGGCTTTCCTATTTCCTCACACAAATCGCAAACCCGTCTTTCACGCTTTTTACGGTATATTCCGGATACCGACGCATATACTCTAGTACCAACCGTTTGAAATGCTCTTTGTTTTGAGCCTCCTCCCAAATCCATCTTGGGAGGAGGATTTTGTATTGTGGCTGCTCATTCAGCATCGAAGACGATCTCCTCTTGCCGTGGTTCCTCGGACTGCGGCTGCGGATCGATCACCTCGTATGCCTCGGCTTCGATGTAGTCAACCGGTTCCGGATCAGCTGTGATGTCCTTCTTCACCGTCTCGTCTTGCACAACAGCTTGCTGAATTTCAATCGATATCGGCAAGTATTTCCACATATGACGGATGACAGTTTTCTTGGCCATTTCCTCATAGTCCGTTACCCACGGACCGTTATTGGCTGCTTTTGAACGCTTGCGGCGTTTTTCAATCTCTTCTTTAGGCATGAATTCGAATTGATAGCCGCCGTCTTTGAAATGAGCAACTGCATATGCACCAATGAACTCACCACGGTTTGTCATTGCCGGCTTATGAACGAGCTTCGGATGTAAGCCGTATTCATATTCGAATGTGTCGTTCGAGTAAACAGCATGAGCATAAATGCTTTCGATGTTTCCACTGCGCCTTGCCAGGTCGATCATACCTTTATAGCCGATGATGAATTGCACATCAGATTGACCCGTTTTTCCGTTCTTGAATGGTACCAGGTAGCAATGCCCGATGAGTCCCGGCTCCAACCCAAGCTGTGCTGCTTGCATCACCGCGCCGAGAAGAGAAGGAACCGAGCATTCCAACAGTTTCGGATTGGTCCGGATCGTTGTCAGCGCGATGCGCGCCATCCGATCAGCATCCATGTGCTTTGGTAGAGCCTTTTCAATCTCCGGACCCATCTTTTTCAGATATGCCGCAATCGTTTGGGCTGGAGAAGGAGGCGCCGCCTCCGTATTCTTCGCTTTGTTTGCGAGTTGAGTTTTTAGCGTTTGATTTGTTGCCATACTCTTATGACCTCCCTATTTCTTTTTGAATTGTTGCGCCGCAGGGCAAGTTGCCCAGTGAGGGATATGTCCTTTGACAACTTCGCCCTTCGCAGTCACTACAGTTATGATTTCAATATCCACCGGCATGGCTTTGCCGGCAGGCGTTTTAATCCACTCGATTTCCTTGCCACAACCTTTGCATTTGGCCATATCATTCACCTACTTGATGGAGAATCGCCGTGATACCGTTTCTTTGACGACCTCTTGGTATATTTCCGGATACTTCGCTTTGAGCAACTTTGTATCAACACGGCTGCTACGAACGTTTTTCCATGTTATGATTCGCTCGCCGGCAAAAGCTTTTTCATATTCGCCAAGCATTGCTTTCAGTTGATTTTCTGCCTCTTTTCTGCGTGTGGCAGCTTCCTCTTCCTCTTGCTTGGCCTGCTCATACTTAGCAATCAGTTCTGACGCGCCAGGGGGAAGTTCGATTTCCTCCTCAAACTTCGCTGTCGGATAAAGAACTTTCAACAAATCACTCGAAGCATCCGAACCGTCAAACATCGGTGGATTTTTCTTGAGAACGTGATTGTTCCAAAAGTTCAATTCAATCTCGATGAGATATTGGATAATCTCCTCATCACGCTCAATTTTCTTGTAGATGAACTTGTTGCCGCCGATCAGAACCGCAATCCACCATGAATCGAAGCCCGTGATAGCCATATAATGCTGGCATTGAATGAGATATTGCGCCGGAACCTCGTCATTTTTCCATTCGTCTTTGAGATGTTCACTAGCTGTTTTGCACTCAAGCCCCTCTTTCCGGCCGACAATGAGGCGATCGACGTTCGCGATCATGAATGGATGCTCCGGATGTTGCAGGATCGCGTTCTTTCGTCGTACTTTCAATCCAGTCCGCTTGCTGAACTCTTGAGCCACGACATCCTCTAGCATCGTACCCCAGTAGGCCGCTTCGCTGTTCACGTTCTCCCCTGGGGCCTGTCCGATTTTTTCGAGATACACAGCCACAGGAGATTTCCATTTGTTCAATCCTGCAATTGCCGAAGCGTCACTCCCGCCGATCCCCTTCCGGCGAGCCTGCAGCCACTCCTCGTGGCTCATTTCGTTCGTGTTGGCTAAGATGACAGCTTCCAAGTTTCACACCTCCATTTGATTTTTTCGAGGCGATCCTGTACTATGTAAGTAACAGTTCATAGGGGAATCACCTCTTCGAAGCGCCTCGCTCTCTCCAGCGGGGCGTTTTTCATGCCTGCTTCGCTTGGCCGAACTTGCCACAATAGTCATAGGCGCACCATGCGTCTTGGTGGATCATCAAGCCATCTACAAACTCAATGACGTCATCTACCTCGACGATCTCACCGCCGCACCCCTCGCAATATCCTACGACGCGTGGTTCTTCCTGTCGGATCGGGTGCCGATCGGAAATGATTGGATTCTCGATCATGCCGGTTCACCTCCTTTCAGTGTTTGCCTGTCCTTGTGTAGGTAGATGGAAATGTGTTATATTGTGATTGGGCTGGTTTTTCTGTGTTGCAACGCCGCTTTGAGGCATTTGCGGCGGATTGCAACTTTTTGTTTTTCCCGTTTCAGCACGGCCACTTCATTCCAATTCCGGCGTTGGCTATGAAGCTCGATTTCTTGCGCCAAACGGGCTTCCCAGCGCAAAAGATTCATATATTCATCCCAAGATGGATTGAAATAGTTAGGTGTATACATCACTCATTCCCCTTTCCGATAATGATTGCAATATCAACACCGCGTTCTTTCATCGTTTCGACAAGTTGCACTAATTGGTCATGCTCCTTTTTCCGCTTGATAAGCTCGTCCAAGTCACGTTTGCAACGTTCAAATTCCTTCACCCAGCGCTCGGCTTCGTCGATTCTATCCATCATTGCTGCGGATAAAGCGCGATGTAAGCTGAGTTGACAACAGTTTTTCAGTTTAAGAGCCAGATCCTCGTCTTTTGGGAGGACGTTCATGATTTCGTCTCTCCTTTCACTTATTCCATGATGTCCCCGATGATCGCTAAAGCTGTGTCGTCATCGACCATATCAGCTAGGGATTTCAATCCTTCGATCACGGCGAGCTTTTTCTGCTCTGCACCGTATTCCCGGAGTAGCAATCCTTTATCGGTTGCAAACATTTCGATCGGTGTCCCGGTGTTCCAGCCGTGTACGCGGCGGATTTCCATTGGAATGGTGATGCGTCCTAAATGGTCGATTCTGCGGACGATTCCCAGTGGTTTCATTTCACGGTCACCTCCATTTCAGCTTGGATAATATCTTTAACTCTACGCTGCCATTTCAGCTGATACACCATTTTCCCACTTTCCAACTGAATCGGCTCGGAACTGCTGTATTTCTTCCCTTCCACCGTCGCTACCCATTCGCCGCCGACGCGCCATTGCAATCCGGCTTTTTGGAGAAGTTTATTGACTTCTTTTCCGGAAAGCGCCGGTTCAAACATCTTGCCGATCTGCGTTGGTGTGACCAGCTGCATTTCGAATTCTTCCGTCATCCGTTTTTCAATTTTGTTTTCAAGTTGTTCAATCCGGCTATTTTGGCGAGCGTTATCTTCTTCAAGAGCTTTGATTTTTCGTTCCTGCTCAACCATTTGCTGCGCGTATAGGAGCAACATTTCCGCCTGGGTTTTTGGTTGTAACACCTGCTGTTGTTTTTGCAATGCCTCTTTCATGCGATTGAATTCGTTGATATATCGAACCTTCACCAACATAGCCCGTTGCGTTGTATAGCCCATGGTCACAAGCATGAAAGCATCGAAGTTTAGAAGAAACTTCGTATAAATCTGACCGTTTGCCGCCTTGTATTCGCATCGCTCAAATTTGAGCGATGAAAAATCAATCCCTAATTCACGAGCTTCTTCTGATGTTTTTAAGACATCGATGTTGTTAATTGTATTTTCGATGTCACGTTTAACATTTTTATGTTCTTTTCCGAACATTTCCGCGACTGTAAGACTATCAGTCAAAACCTCATCATTTTGAATGAAAACTAAATCGCTCATTTTCTCGTTCCTCCCCTACTTGTCCATTTTCTTCCGAAAAGGAACGCCCCTCACAGGGCAGCCGGATCATATTCCCGGTCAATCCGCTCGTGCAATTCGCGTTTGAACCGCATGAGTTCGTCGTGCAGGCTGTAGTCGCGGGATTTTGCCACTTCGGCAACAGTTCTCGTATAGAAAGCGATCGCTTCTTCAAGTTTGGCGAAGTCATACGCGCTGGGTAGTTTTGGCATTTGTGTTCACCTCCTTTTGTTTACTTTCGTTTTCCTTGACCATCCTTACATAAATTTCAATGAAGCGATCTAACGCTTCTTTAGATGGTTCCTTCCGGCCCACGCACCGCACTACTACTTCCTGCGGTCTTCTTGTTCTTTTTTGCTTTCTCATGCTGACCATCTCCTTTGTAGGAGATGTATGCAAAGAAACGATGTGTACAGCCTTGCGAGTCACCGACAAATTATACACACCACCTTATGCGGTTTTTCCTTTAGACCCGTCCGACGCAAACAGATACTCTAAATCAAGGTCTGGAAAGAATTCCTTCTTGATCTTCAGCGCCTCGTCGTAATAAAACCGGAACTTCCCGTTTATCTTGTCGCTTGCTGTTGAGCGCCGGACATTCAACAACTCGGCAATATCCTTCACCATTACTCCCCTCCGGGCCATTTCTGCCTTAAGGTTTTTATACAATGTTTTTCCACCTCCTGTTTATCGATTGAACGCAATTTCGTTCGATCTAACTTTAATATAAACGCATTTTCGTTCAAAGTCAATAGATTTTTCATAAAAAATGAACAAAATTTCGTTACATCCACTTCACATGAACGAAATTTAGTGCTAGATTATAAATGTACGCTTTTTCGTACATACTTAATTAAAGGAGGTGATAGAAGTGACAAAAGAAGAGATTGTTGAACATCTAATGAAGAAAGCTGGATACAGCAGCCGGAGACAATTTGCAGAAGCCATCGGCATTCCACCTACCACTCTCAATTCCATGCTGACAAGAGGATTGGGGAAAGCCTCAATTGATAATGTCCTAAAAGTGTGCAAGGGGCTGGGTATTACGGTGGAAGAGCTTGAGATGATGGAGGCAAACGGATGGTCAGAGCCAAGACGCGATCAAAACAAACCACATTCTATTAAACTAGAACTTCCTTTATACGGAAGTATCGCGGCTGGCGCGCTTTCGACTGTTGATCCAGTCACTAAAGACAATGTGGAGTATATAGCTTTGCCGAAGCACATGTTAGGGAAATATTCGGACAGCAAAGATTTGTTCGCCTTAAAGGTGAACGGCGAAAGCATGAACAAAATAATCCCTAACGGATCGTATGTTGTTTGCAAGCCCATCGAGATAGGGGAACTGAAAGAAGACGACATCGTCATTTTTAGCCACGATAATGAATACTCGATGAAACGATTCAGGAAAGATGAAGATAATCGATTGTTGATCTTTAGTCCTGAATCAACCTTCAAAAAGTATCATGATATTGTCGTTCCATATGACACAGTTAATGATCTTAAAATCTATGCTAAAGTCATATGGTATGCCGTATTATTAGATTGAGTCTTTAGCGCTAAAGATTTAATCAGGGCGGGCGACGGCTCGCCCGTTTTTGTTAAGGGGGATTATCCGATGAAAGTCGCCATTTATGTTCGGGTCAGTACAGACGAGCAAGCGAAAGAGGGGTTTTCGATCCCCGCACAACGCGAACGGCTTCGTGCGTTTTGTGCAAGCCAAGGTTGGGAGATTGTGCAGGAGTACATCGAAGAAGGTTGGTCTGCAAAGGATTTAGATCGCCCGCAAATGCAACGGTTACTTAAAGACATAAAGAAAGGAAATATCGATATTGTACTAGTTTACCGGTTAGACCGATTAACAAGATCTGTATTGGACTTGTATTTGTTGCTTCAGACGTTTGAAAAGTACAATGTAGCGTTTCGTTCAGCGACCGAGGTATATGACACTTCCACAGCGATGGGGAGGCTATTCATCACGCTTGTCGCCGCGCTGGCGCAATGGGAGCGTGAAAACCTTGCTGAGCGCGTAAAGTTCGGCATCGAGCAAATGATTGATGAGGGAAAAAAACCTGGAGGGCACTCTCCGTATGGATATAAATTCGATAAAGATTTTAATTGTACGATTATCGAAGAAGAAGCGGACGTTGTTCGGATGATTTACCGCATGTATTGCGACGGATACGGCTACCGAAGCATCGCGGATCGGCTGAATGAACTAATGGTTAAGCCGCGAATCGCAAAAGAGTGGAACCACAATTCTGTACGCGACATTTTGACGAATGACATTTACATCGGTACGTATCGATGGGGAGATAAGGTTGTCCCTAACAATCACCCGCCAATTATTAGCGAAACGCTATTTAAAAAAGCACAGAAGGAAAAAGAAAAAAGAGGAGTGGATCGGAAAAGAGTGGGGAAGTTCCTTTTTACCGGTCTTTTACAATGCGGGAATTGTGGTGGACATAAAATGCAGGGGCATTTCGATAAACGTGAACAGAAAACATACTACCGCTGTACAAAATGCCATCGAATTACGAACGAAAAAAACATTTTAGAGCCCTTGCTCGATGAAATTCAGCTGCTTATCACCTCGAAAGAGTATTTTATGTCCAAGTTTTCTGACCGATACGACCAGCAGGAAGTGGTCGACGTCTCCGCTCTAACAAAGGAGCTGGAGAAAATAAAAAGGCAGAAAGAAAAATGGTACGATTTGTATATGGACGATCGCAATCCGATCCCAAAAGAGGAACTGTTTGCAAAAATCAATGAATTAAACAAGAAAGAAGAAGAAATTTATAGCAAGTTGAGCGAGGTTGAGGAGGATAAAGAGCCCGTTGAGGAGAAATATAATCGATTAAGCAAGATGATCGATTTTAAACAGCAATTTGAACAAGCGAACGATTTCACTAAAAAAGAACTGCTATTTAGCATTTTCGAAAAGATCGTGATATACAGGGAAAAAGGGAAACTCAAGAAGATTACTCTTGATTACACCCTAAAATAA